CCCGGCCAGTCGCCTGCGAAGCCCTGGCCGGGGCCGGCCAACCACCCGACAGCACCGGGAGGCCGACATGGCAGATCCTACGGACGCAACCAGCGCCGCCCCACCCCAACTGCTCATCCAGCTCACCGGCACCCCCGCCCAGGTCGAGCTCGCACTCCACCAGCTCCGCGACGCCTTCACCACCGTCCGCGCCACCGACCCCACCCCCATCCTCACCATCCCCGAGCTCGTCCGCGTCTTCGCGACGGCGGTGCCCTAATGGCACTGTTCGGACTGTTCGGCAGCGACCAGAGCATGGCCCGGTCCACCTACGCCGGGCGGGAATCCGCCACGGACCGGCGCGCCCGGCGCGACGCTGAGAGGGATGCCGCCCAGCACGCCGCCCGAGTCCGCGGGCACCGCCGCTCCGCAACCCGAGTCGACCGCGCCGTGGCGGCCGCCGAGGACACCAACCGCCGCGGCGACACCGGAACCCGCCGCCGGGGGTGGTGGTGACCGAGACCCGCGACGTCCTCAAGTGGGCCGCATTGTTCTTCGCGTTCATCGCCACCGCCTCCGCGGAGTACGAGCTGGCCCTGGCCGTCGGATTCGGCCCCTACATCGCCGCCGCCGTGCCTGGCGCGCTGGACATCTACGTGCTCCGCGCGCTGCGGGTGCAGCGCGATGTTGCGCTCGCGGTGTTCGCGATGATCCTGGTGAACGCCGGCAGTCATCTGGTGACCGCGCACCTGCTGCCGGTCAGCGTTCCGGTGGTCGTGGCGGTGTCCGCGATCGCCCCGCTGGTGCTCTGGCGGGTCCACTCGCTGCGGGCGCAGCACCCGGACGAGATCGACGCCCGCGAGCAGCAGTCGGTAGCCCCTGTGGCGGTCGAGCGCGCCGACGCCGCGCCGGTCGCGGCGGAGGATGCTGCACCTGCTGCGCCCGATGCTGCGCCGCAGGTCACGCCACGAATCGCCCTGGAGCCCGGCGTCACTGTCCATGACGCGATCGTCACTGCTGCACTGGTCCTCGGCGAGACCGCAACGTCCCGCGACATCGCCGCCGCCCTGGCCGAGCAGCACCAAATCGACACGACCCCGGCGGCCGTCCGAGCCGCCCTCTCGCGGCACCGCAGGGAGCAGGAGCAGCAGGCAGCGCAGCAGGGAACGGAGGGATACCTGTGACCGCAGCATCCGGTGACCGCCGCACCCGGCACAGCCTCGTCGGCCACGCCACTGCCGCCCTCACCGCAGTCGCGCTGCTGCCGCCCTGGCACCACGTGCTGCGCATCGGCGGCGACCAGTACGGCGGAGCCTGGGCCCTCATCGTCGCGGCCTGGGTTCTGCACTGGCGCACCGGCTGGTGGATCTCCTGGGCACTGCTCTGGGCCGCGATCCTCGGCGCCGTCACGGACCTACCGGTGGTCCACGACACCGTCACCTACCTGACCGGAGCCGTCTGGTGAACATCGCGATCACGGTCGGCGGCGCGCTCGTCGGCCTCCTCGCCGCCACCTGGGTCCTGCTCCCGTGGTGGCGCAAGAGCAGCGGCAGCAGCGGCCACCTGGGCAAAGGCGGTGGAGGCGGTGGCCGGAACTGGAAGCACCTCACCCCCTTCGGCACCGCCTTCGCGTTCGGCACCCTCTGCTCCCTGTGCGCAGGCGGCCTCCTCGGCAACGCCGCGCACCGCCTCGGCCAGGGCTCTAACACGATCGGCGACAAGATCCTCTCGGTGATGACCGGCGCGAACAGCCCCGCCGTCGCCCGCCACGGCCTCGGCATGCTCCACCCCGGCGGCGCCGTCGCCCTGATCCTGCTCCTCATCGGCCTCGTGATCTGGTGGCGCGGCTCCGGGCGGACGATGCGCCGCGACATGGCGCTGGGGATCCTGTCCGGCGTCACCCTCGGCCCCACCGCCGGCATCGCAGGGATCGCTGCCGTGGTCCTCGCGCCTGCGGCGAACACTGCGGGCGGCTGGCTGGTGGGCCTGCTGTGAACCGGCTGCGCCGGGTGATGGCCCGGATCTACGACGGCAGCGTGGTCATCGGCTGGCGTGCCGCGCGGTGGCCGTGGGAGACGGCGGAGTGGTGGGCCCGGGCACGGCGCCTCGCCTGGCAGGGCGCGCTGGGCTGGGCCGCGTGGCAGATCACCGGGCACTACCCGGGCACGCGCTGGCTGGCCGTCATCGTCTACTGCTGGTGGGCCTACCGCCTCGGCAGCCCGGCGCCGCTTCGTGGTGAAGAGCCGGAGGATGAGCCGCTCGTTGAGCTGGACGAGCCCGGGCTGGACGATGACCTCGACCATGAGCTCGCCGTCGAAGGCGTCCGAGCCGCGATCTTGCCCCGCATCCGCGCGCTCATCGGCGACGGCACCGGAGTCCACCTCGACACCCTCCACCGGCTCCTCATCGCCGAGGGCCAGCTGCCCGACTGGTACGAGCTCTCCGAGTTGCGCCGCAAACTCGTCGCCGCGGGCATCCCTGTGCGGGCCTCGCTGAAGGTGGCCGGGGTGGTGCGTATCGGGGTACACCGGGACGACCTCCCAGGCCCCTCCCCGACCGCCCCCTGAGAGGGGCCGCGGATGGGGGTAGTTGTGGGCCTGACCTGCGAACTACCCCTCAGAACTACCTCTCCGACTACCGACCCGCTACCCCTGCCCGAAGCCGTCTCGGGGTGGGCCGGACCGGCTCCCGTATCTCGGAGCTGGACCGGCCCGTCGCGCCGCGGTGGGCCTCCGCCCGGCGGGCGGGTGGTGTGCGCAGTAAGGACGCTACGCCCAACCGCAGACACATCAGCCCCAGTGGCTAGCATTTACCAAGCGCGATGGCCCACCATTGCGCAATGAGCGTCATGCAGTTCATCGTTGACATGAAGTGGACGTTTTTCGCTGTACTTACACTGGGCGTTGTCGTTGTTGCGTGGCGCAGAACCACGGACGAGACGAAGAAGGCCATCCGACAGGTACTCCTCACCCGCGGCATGAAGGTCAGTGCCGGGGGATTCGGCCTGGAGATCCCAGCCGCCGAGAAGGCAGAGACCGAGAAGGCCATCGCCGCAGTGACGGCCAGCGATCAATCCCTCGTCCCGGAGCATCCCCGGGAAATCACCGAGGAAGGCGAGTCGAAACTCGAAGGCCCCTCAGATGAGGAGGAGATCCAGCGGCAACGGCGCGCAGCCACGGAGGAGATTATGCGAAGCGCGGCCGCGTGGGGCTGGAGGGCGGCCCAGTTGGGTCATCGCCGACCGCCGGCGCCGTACATCCAGTGGATCAACGGCGAACCGAAGATCATATTCGGCCTCTCGATCTACCCGCTCTCCGAGAGCCCGTTCGCGCACCTCGACCCCGACCGTGTGCCCGAAGTCGCAGCCGACTGACGGGGCACGCTGCGCGCCATGAAGTGGCCCGGACGGCCAATCGTCTCTCGAACCCGGCCGCCGCCGACGGGCACGAGGCCGATCTCGCGGAGCCGGTCCAGCCACCAACTGACGCGCTCCGCAGACAGGCCCTGCACTGTCACAGTCACCTCAGTGTCCATGGGCCCAGGATGACGCACGATCAGTCACCATATGGCCACAATACGAACACAGGTCCCCCAGATCAGCTGAGCCAGTGCCACCCTCCTGCCATCACCAGGAGGGGGAACCACCCGTGCGCATGCCCACCAGCGCCCTGCTCGCCCTGGCCGCCGCCGCGACGGCCGGCCTGCTCACCGCCTGCTCAAGCACCACGCCCAGCAGCACCGCCGCGCCCATCAACAACCCCAAGGTCGGCATCACCACCCACAGCGTCGTCACCTCCGGCAGCGGAGCGCTCCCGCCGGTCCCCGACCTCACGGGTCAGATCTTCGACGCCGCCGACGCGGCCGCCCAGGCCCAGGGCTTCTACACCACGGCCGAATCGCCGGGCGGCGAGACGCTCACGATCAACCAACCCGGCGACTGGACCGTCTGCTCCCAGACCCCGGCCGCACACACGACGACGACCAGCAACGGCATCATCCTCACAGTGGTCGACACAGCCGCCGGAAAGACCTGCCCAGGCACCACCGCCCCAGCCGCAGGCGCCGGCACGGCGCTGAAGGTGTCGGGGAACGGCATCAAGAACACGAAGCAGTTCACCACCGGCGACAGCTGGACCATCAACTACACGTACGACTGCTCCGGTGTGTACGGCGGCCAGGGGAACTTCCAGGTCTACGTCGACTACCCCACGGGCGACGTGGCAGTGAACGAGCTGGGCGACAAGGGCGCGAGTAGCTCGGCGGAGACGGGGGCTGGGGTGCACAGCCTGAAGGTGGTCTCGGAGTGCAACTGGACGGTCACGGTCACCAACGGCTGAGGCCAACCAGGCCCGACCTCCGGCACCCTGATCAGCAGGCACCTACCATCCAGAACTGGATGGAGGTGCCCGTGACCAAGAAGCCGATGCGGGACGGCGGCGGCCGCTACGCCAAGGACCCGTCGACCGCCGAACGCGACGCCCGGTGCCTCGAGCTGCGCAAACGCGGCCTGTCGTACCGGGCGATCGCCGCCGAGGTCGGCGTCGACGTCGCCACCGCGCACGAGGCGGTGAAGCGCAGCATCGCCGCGATCATCGAGGAGCCCGCGGCCGAGGTTCGGCAGATGGAGCTCGAGCGCCTGGACTCGATGTGGGTGGCCGTCATGGGGGTGCTGGAGGCGAAGCACTTCAAGGTGTCCGACGGCCGCCTCGTCAAGCTGAACGATGTGCCGCTCGAGGACGACGCCCCGGTGCTGGCCGCCGTCGATCGGCTGCTGCGGATCCAGGAGCGCCGATCGAAGCTGCTCGGCCTGGACCAGCCGGTCAAGCAGGAGATCACCGGCGGCGTGACATACGAGATCGTCGGCGTCGACCCGTCCCTGCTGAGCTGACCGTGAGCGCCCGCGACGACATCGTCAACGCCGTCCACGAAGGCTACGAGCTGCTGGACTGGGCCCCGTCCGAGGCCGAGATCGACGCACTGCTCGAGCAGCACGTCGCCGAGGTCCTCGCCGAACGCGGCGACCGCCGCCGCATCATCGACGAGGTCACCAGCATGCTGCGCTCGACGCCGCACTACGACCGCGACCGCGCGGCGCTGCTCCGCGCAGCACGCCGCATCGAGGACTGGGCCAGCGGGTGACCGCCGCGAACACCCTCGTCCGCTTCGAGCCCCGCGGGGCCGTCCTCGACCTGTTCCGCAGCCCCCACGACAACGAGATCCTGCTCTCTGGCGCGGCGGGCACCGGGAAGAGCGTCGGCGCCCTGATGATGATCCACCTGGCGTGCCTCGGCACGAGGAACGTCCGCGCATTGATCGTCCGCAAGACCCACGCCTCACTCACCGCGTCCACGCTGGTGACGTTCCGGCAGAAGGTCGCCGCGGAGGCCATCGCGAGCGGTCTGCTGCACTTCTACGGCGGCTCCGCCCAGGAGCCAGCCAGCTTCCGCTACAAGAACGGCAGCGTCATCGTCGTCGGCGGCCTCGACCGACCCACCCGACTACTGTCGACCGAGTACGACCTGGTCTTCATCGACGAGGCCATCGAGGCCGTCCCCGAGGACCTCGACACGCTCGTCACCCGCCTCCGCAACGGGGTCCTGTCCCGGCAGCAGCTCATCATGTGCACCAACCCCGGGCCGCCGACGCACCACCTGAAGCAGCGCGCCGACGCCGGCCGCTGCCGCATCCTCTACAGCGTCCACGAGGACAACCCGCGCATGTACCAGGACGGCGAGTGGACCGACTACGGCCGCGACTATCTCGCCCGCTTGGACAGCCTCGTCGGCGTCCGCTACGAACGGATGCGCTGGGGAAAGTGGGTTTCCGCCGAGGGCCTCATCTACGAGGATTGGAACCCCTCGGTGCACCTGGTCGACCCGAGCGTCATCAAGCCCACGTGGACGCGGTGGTGGACGGTCGACTTCGGCTTCACCAACCCTTTCACCTGGCAGGCTTGGGCTGAAGACCCGGACGGCCGCCTGTACTTGACGCACGAGATCTATCGGACCCGGCGCCTGGTCGAGGATCACGCGAAGGACATCATGGCCGTCGTGCGCGACGGGAAGGGGAATTGGCGGGAGCCGAAGCCACGGGCAGTGATCTGCGACCACGACGCCGAAGACCGTGCCACGCTGGAGCGGCATCTCGGCATGGGTACCGTGGCCGCGAAGAAGACCGTCAGCGACGGCATCCAGGCAGTTCAGGCGCGGTTGCGGCCAGCCGGGGACGGCAAGCCGCGGCTCTTCGTGGTGCGCGGCGCGCTGGTGGAGCGTGATCCCGAGCTGGAGGCCGCGAAGAAGCCCCTGTGCCTTGAGGACGAGATCGGCGGCTACGTCTGGGACTTGAAGGACGGGAAGCAGCCGAAGGAGCAGCCGGTGAAGGAGAATGACCACGGCTGCGATGCGATGCGATACGTGGTTGCGGAGCGTGATTTGGGGGGACGTCCGCGCATCCGGGTGTTGGGTTGAGGCAGACTTCGCGGGTGCAGCCTCCATCCCCCGTGGGCTGTGCGCCGCCTCGTTCGTGGTCGTGTGTCGGGGCGGCGCTCCCACCGTCTGCACGGAGACCCTCATGTCTCAGACCGTCCGCGCGAAGTTCCGCTGCACGAACCGCACGACGACCCAGTACGGGGCCACCGCCGAGGCCGCCTGGGTGTCCTACACCTTCGAGGCCATGTACGACCCGAACGTCCCGGAGGATCAGCGGTTCGCAAAGGCGACGCCGGTCGGGAAGCTGACGATGAACGTCGACAACCCGGCGGTCAGCTTCGAGCCGGGCAAGAGCTACTACCTCGACTTCGCCCCGGCCGACTGACCCGTGGCCGCGATGCCGCCGGTCTTCCTGACGTGCCCGGCCTGTCACGAGGTGCTCGTGCTGGTGCCTCTGCGGACGGTGGTCGACCGGTGGGGGCCGGCGGCCGAGACGGTCCAGTTCGACGCGAGGATGATCCGCGAGCATATGCAGACCCACGAACCCGGAGCCTACGTATGACGACGCCCGCCACTGAGCAGCCCACCCAGCTGCCGCCGTTCGACCCCACCAACCCCCACCTGACCGAGTGCCCCGCCACCCTCACCGCCTCAGTCATCCAGACCACCGTCGGCCCCCGACTCGCCCTGACCATCCGACACGCCGCCGGATCCGCCACCGTCTTCCTCGCGCGCGACAACGCCATCGAGTGGGGCCAGCTGATCCAGCAGGCCGCCTCGCAGATGTCCGGCCTCATCGTCCCCGGACACGGCGTGCCACTCCCGACCCCGCAGGGATGATCGGCAGAACCTGTGATCGCCTGCCATAATCCGCCGTGAGGGAGGTGCGGCAATGGCGACTGCGTCGGTCACAGGTTCTACTTCTACCCGTGGAACGTGGGACGGTGCGCGCTCCCGCCTCACCGCTGCCCTTACCCGGGTGAGGCGCTCGGCGCAGGAGTCGGTGGGTCGCCTCGCGCCGAGCATCCTCTCGATCGCCGGCCTCGGCTGCATCGACACCGGAGTCTTCCAGGCCAACACCGTGGCCGGCTGGATCGTCACCGGCCTCTCCTTGCTCGTCCTCGAGTACCGGGTCGACGGCACCTGATGGCCAGCCTGCTCGGCAAGCTCATCGACGCCGCGTCGAAGCCGGGGGCGGGCGGACAGGCCAGCCCGCCCGTCCCCTACAGCGGCAGCAGCATCAATCTGGCCAGCATGACCGGGGCGTCGAACGACCCGCAGGGCTACATGCGCGCCTACGGCAGCTCTGGGACGGTCTTCTCGATCGTGAGCATGCTGGCGCGGCAGACCGCGAAGAAGCGCTGGCACCTGTACCGGCAGGCGCCGGTCGACGGCCGCGTCCGCTACACCACCGCGGACCGCGGCTCCGATCAGCGCGTCGAGGTGATCAACCACTGGGCGATCAACCTGTGGCGCAAGCCCAACGTGTGGACGACCGGGTTCCAGTTCCGGGAGCTCGGCCAGACCTACCTCGACCTGACCGGCGAGGACTACATCGTCGTCGGCCGCGACGCCCGCGCCAGCTTCCCCATGAGCTTGTGGCAGGTCCGACCGGACCGCATGCAGCCCGTCCCGTCCCGGGACAACTATCTCGCCGGGTACGTCTACCAGGGCCCGAACGGTGAGGTGGTGCCGCTGCAGGTCGACGAGGTCATCCAGCTGAAGTACCCCAACCCGTTCGACCCGTTCCACGGGCTCGGGCCGGTGCAGTCGATCCTCGTCGACATCGACGCCGCGAAGTACAGCGCGCAGTGGAACCGGAATTTCTTCCTCAACTCCGCCACCCCGGGCGGCGTCATCCAGGTCGACAAGCGCCTCGACGACGAGGAATGGAACGAGCTCACCAACCGCTGGCGCGAGACGCACCGCGGCGTCGGCGCCGCCCACCGCGTCGCCGTGCTGGAGCAGGGCGCCACCTGGGTCCCCAACGCGCACAGCATGCGCGACATGGACTTCGCCGGACTGCGCAACGTCAGCCGCGATGTGATCCGCGAGGCGTTCGCCATGCACAAGGCCATCCTCGGCACCAGCGATGATGTGAACCGCGCCAACGCCCAAACCGCCCAGGAGCACTTCGAGTCGTTCCTGATCGAGGACCGGCTGGCCCGCTGGCGCGACACCCTCGACTTCGCCTACCTGCCTCTGTTCGGCAGCACGGGCGAGGGCGTGGAGATGGACTACGAGGACCCGGTCACCGGAAACCGCGAAGCCGACGCCCTGGAGCTGTTCAACAAGGCCCGTGCGGCGCAACTGCTCGTGAACTCCGGCTACGAGCCGGGCGACGTCCTCGAAGCTGTGGGCCTGCCGGACATGGGTGTCGCGGAGCGGGCGACGCAGGCGCCGGCGCTGCCGCCGGCGTGGGTGCCCGCGCTTGCCCCCGGCGCGCCCGGCGGGACACCGCAGGAGCCAGCCGGGGGCGACAGTGGC